CTGTGTCGTTGATTGGTGATACTGCAGACACTACTCGTCAGCAAGAGATTATCTTTGATAAACTTAACATCATTGCTCAAGAGATCCGTGCTAACCAGTACATTGCTGGTCGTAGCTTGGAGTATAAAAAACTTGTTAAGAATGCTAGCCCTGCACAAGTAGCAGAATGGATGGCAGAACAAGCTGATAACTTCACTGAGAATCTTCAAAAGGCTAAGGAAAAGAGTGCTACTGTTATTCAAACCTTGAAAGATATTTCCAAGGAGAATCCTGAATATCTTAAGCCTCTTATCAAAGCATATGATACTACCAACGGTCAAGTAGATACTATTTATAAGTTGAACCGTTGGGCTGAAGAACACATTGGTGTTATTAAGAAAGGTTTGATTGATCAAAATCCTTCAATCCCTAGCTATGTTCTCCAAGGTCTAGATGGTATCCGTTACAACAGTGTTCTGAATGGTCTTGCGCCTGTACGTGCATTGTTTGGTAACCTCATCTCATCTACTATTAAACCTATCTCTGTAATGGCTGGTAGTAAGTTTGTGGGTGATGATGCTACATTCAAACGTGCTATGTTTACGTTTGGTGGTGTTGCTGAGACCTTCCAACGTGGTATGAAAATGATGGGTGAAGAATGGCGTTATGCTGTTAGTAACCCTGAAGGTGCAGCTCTTCGTGGTCGTGCTGATCTTTACCAGTCCAAGTTGAATGACTTTGAATCCATGGATGCCATGGCTGAAGTTTGGAAAAAAGAAGGTAAAAACGGTAAGGTTGCTCTTTGGAATATGGCTAAAGGACTTAGCTGGTACAATAATACTTGGTTTAGCCGTCTTGGTGTTAATGCCATGTTTGCTATGGATGGTATGAATAATTCCTTCCAAGCTAGTGTTATCGCTCGTTCTAAAGCATACGATGAGATCTTTGAACAAACAGGTGGAGTTGTTGATGATAACTTCATGAAGTTGTTTGAAGCAAAACAACAAGAGCTTTATAACAAAGCTTTTAAGGACAATCTTTTGACTGATGAGGCAGCTAAACATGCAGCTGGTGAGATTGCTCTTAACCTTGATAGTAAGGTTGTAGATTCACTTGAAGGGATGCTTAAAAAGTTCCCAATTGCTAAATCTATGTTCATGTTCCCTCGAACTGGTGTTAATGCACTGGAGTTTGGTTGGTCATTCAATCCAATGAGTAACCTTGGTCCTGCTGTTACTAAAGCACGACGTGTTCTTGGAGCTAAGACAACTGAAGAGATTACTGAAGCTCTGGCTGAACATGGCATGGAGTACAGTATGGAAGCTTTCCAAGCTCTTAAGTCTGAGTATATTGGTCGCCAGTTGATGGGTAGTACCGTCATTACTGGTGCTGCTTTGTGGGCACTTAACGGTAATCTTACAGGCAACGGACCACAAGATGCTGGTGAACGTAACCGTATGATTGCTATGGGTTGGCAGCCATTGTCAATGAAAGTACCTGGTACTGACCGATGGGTAAGTTACAAAGGTCTAGAACCTTTTGATACCCTACTTGGTCTCATTGGTGATGTCGTTTACCAAGGTGGTCGTGCTGATGAAGCTTGGACTGAAGAGATCTTCCAAAAGATTCTAGCTTCTGTTACTATGAACATCACTAACAAATCCTTCCTCAGTGGCTTTGAGCCATTGGTAGGTATGTTGTCTGGTGATGAAGGTAACTTTAACAGGTTCTTGGCTAATACTGCTGATACTTTGCTGCCTTATGCTGGTACTCGTAGTATCTTCTCAAAAGCTATCACTCCTCAACTGAAAGATGTAGAACGTGATTTCTTTGGCTATCTTGCCAATCGTAACAAGTTCTTGCCAGGTGTTGGTGATGGTCTTGAGAATATGGTAGACCTTTATACTGGTGAACCTATTAAGTATTTTGAACCGTTGACTGCTGGTATCAATGCTGTTCTTCCGTTCTTTAAAGTAAACGGTGGTATGGAACCTTGGCGTCAATGGTTGCTGTCTACTGGATGGGATAACCTGCAAACAGTTCGAACTAACCCAGTAACTTCAGAACCTCTTAATCCAAAAGAACGTCAGTGGGTAAACAATTGGATTGCTAATAACGTAGATCTGAAGGGTTCTATTGAAAAGATGATGAATCAACCCAATAGTTATTGGGATAAGCAGATTAAACTGTACACCAAGCGTCGTGGTCTTCAAACACAAAGTCAGTTCCCAATTAAACAGAATATTGTCTATAAAGAACTTGACCGTCTCCACAACGATGCATTTAAATATGCATGGGCAGCTTATGAACAACAGAATGCTCAGGCTGCAAACATTGGTGCTCTGAAGAATCTGCGTGATCGTCAACTCCAATCTGGTGCTGTGACAGCTGCTAGTAAGACACAACAACAAGTTCAAACCCTACTAGATATTACTAAATAAAAATGGCAACAACTGATAATTTTAGATTTGAGGATCTTACACATCCATTCGAATTAAGCTTTCCTTTTATTGATGAGGATAACCTGGTAGTAACTTTGGATGGTGTTGTTCAGACACTGGATACTGACTACACAGTTATCAATAAAACCAGTAACACAGCAGCAGGTGTTGGTTTTCTGAGTGGTGCTCGGATTCAATTCACTGATCCACTTCCTGCAACTGGTGCTGTTAAGGTAGTCCGTAATACCAACCTTGAGACTACCTCTATTTTTAAGACAGGTTCTGCTATTCGAGCAATTGACCTGAACTCTAACTTTACTCAAAACCTTTATGTAACAGAAGAAATTTCCAACAATGCTGTCCTTATTGATGGCAGCAATGTATTGGATGGTGACCTTGATCTGGGAAATAACCAGATTAATAATCTTGGTGACCCTACTTCTGCAACTGATGCTGCAACCAAAGGTTATGTAGATACAAACGATGATCTACGCCTAAAGCGAGATGGTACCCAACCAATGACTGGTAACCTATCTGCGGGTGGTAACCGTGTTACCAGTGTGGCTGACCCAGTAAATTTAAATGATGCTGTTAATAAATCTTGGGTTTCGAGTCTAGCCCTAACTGGCATTACTTTACCTAATTTTGAATTTGATGGTGGTAGTGCTAATTCCACTTATGGTGGTACTTTTCTTTTTATTGATGGAGGTAACGCCTAATTATGGCGCAAAAAATTCAACTTCGCCGTGATACGGCTGCCAACTGGACTTCAGCTAATCCAATACTTTCAGAAGGTGAGTATGGTTATGAGACAGATACTGCCAGGTCTAAAATTGGTGATGGAGTTCAAAACTGGAACACACTATCTTATCTAGGTGTTGCCACTGATGGTTGGACTAACACAGGTGCTGAAGCTACTGCTCGTTCTGTTGATGCTAAACTAAAGGATGAGAAATCTTCAGCTGATTACGGTGAAACAATTGTTAATCACAATTTTTCTAATTACAATCGGCTTACTCCTAGGAAACTATCATCTAAGTTTATTGAGAAACAACGTGGTACTGATCAGCAAATTCGCGTTTGTGTCTTTGGTGACTCACTTGCACTAGAAAAGCCTCGACTTTTGAACGCTGAATTGAGTCGTCAATTTAATTCTCCTGGTGATCAACCACGTGTTTGGCACTCAGGTGCTCAGCTTACAGGTGGTACTGGTGCCGACTTTGATGATCCTGTAGGAATCGCAACTAGTGGTACTTTTACTTCTGACCCTGGTGATGGATTTACTTACTGGCCGATTGGTCCGCTTCCGCAACTAACCTCTGGAAGCGTTGTTAAATGGGTAAATGGAGGTAATCCAAGTGTTGATCCTACCTGGGCATCATGGACAGTATATTATGTCAGAGAAAATGGTGCTGGTACTTTTAATGTTAAAGTTGGCGGTGCAACTGTACAAACAATTAATGCTAACAATGCAGGTGTAGCACTTGGATCATACACCTATACTCAGGCAAGCACTCAAACAAGTTATGAATTAGAAACAGTAAGTGGTTCTATTCGCATTATTGGTGTTGTCGATTCTGAGGTTCGTAATGGTGTTTATGCTGATCTGCAGTCAATTGGTGGGTTGGCTTTATCAAATGCTATGTCATCTTCAGTAGCACGTGGTTTGTTCCAAGACTACCTTGCAGCACAGAATTTCGACCTATTTACATGGGAGATGGATGATGGCAGTTTGTCTGATCTTAATTTGTTAGGTGATATTCTTGATAACGCCATCCCAACTGCAGATAAAATTTTCAGTGCTTCAACTCCTCAAGTAGGAATCCCAACATCTAGGGTTCGTAGAGATACCTTAGAAGAGTTTTGTTTAGCTCGTGATCTTACTTACTTCTTTTTTGACGGTTGGACACCTGTAGCTCCCTGGCAAACTATTGTTGATCTTGGGTGGCAGGGAGATGGTGTTCATCCTGATACAGATTGTCAATCATACCTAGCCGGACTTTTGTTTAGGCAGCTTGGTATTGACGGATTCATCTACGGTAAAGGTACACGACCTATTCGCACATCTTCACTAGAGCCATCTCAGCTCGGTATAAATACTATAATTAAAGGGACTCAACCTGATACCGGCATTACTTTTGAATCAGACCTAGTATTTAGTTTTGATTGGACAGTAAAATTCCCAAGAGTTTTAGCTTTTCAAGGTGACTTTAGTGGATCTTCAAATGTAATCGCTCAATTTAGTCAAAATACTGCTGCTGCACCTAACATTCTTCCATCCAGTTGGAAGTTTAGTAGTGCTACTGATGATAGATCTATTGCATGGTCTACAGCACCTGGATTTAATCTTATGCAGATCCGGGATGCTGCTAATACAGTAAACGGGTTTGCAGAAGTACAACTCAGTGGTGCTAATTTAGCACCTTACACACGGGCTACACTACCTACTTCTAATAATAGGCCAGGCACAATAATCTATGTTTCCGATGGTTCTACGAATTCTCCTGCTGCTGGTACTGGAATTCTAGCTTATTCTGATGGTAGTGGTCCAACTGTTTGGAAACGTATTTCTGACAACTCAATTATTAGTTAATCATGCTTACTATTCTCGGCATCAAGCTGAGCTATGAGACCCTTGTTTTCTTGGGTCTCTTTCTTGGCTCAGAACTAATCGGTGCATCAAAACTTAAGGATAACAGTGTTGTACAACTCATCTTGAGTGGTATTAATGCTCTCAAACCTTTGCGTCGTGAAGACGACCAAATCAACAAAATCAAACAAATCTTTAAAGACTAATGCCTAACTTTCCTCCAAACCCTTCTCCTGGTGATGATTACACGGAGAGCAATACAACTTGGATTTATTCAGGTCCAGTCAACGGTTGGTACCGAGATACTGTAAA